CGGTGGCACGGTCTCGGGCAGGCCATCCTCGCTTTCGAGGCGCGGCGGCTTCGGACCGAGCTTGTGATCAACGACGCGGTCCCATTGATCGCCCGGCTTGCGTTCAACGGTGATTCCGAGCGTCTGCGCGAGTGCTCCGGCGCGAGCGAGATCAACAGCCTCCTCGACGGTGCTTGGCACGAGTTCGTTCGATCGCTTGCTCCACCATGCTTCTGCCTTCTTCCGAGCCAGACCATTCCGCGGGTGCTCGATGCAGATCCATTCACGATGCCAGCGGTTCCAGCCGCAGCGGTACTCGACCCGCATCGTGGGCAGCGCGTTCGGGTTGTCGCGCTTGAAGTGGATGTGGTAGTCGACGGCGCTGACGCGCTCCTCGGTTCGCGCGATGCCTGCGGCGCCCGTGACGATGTCGGCATCGGACGCTTCGGCACCGTGCTTCACGACCTGCCGTGGTGGGAACGCATGACCGCAATGCGGACAGACGGCGTACGCAGCATGGATGAGTGCATCGCACGCGGGACACTGCTTGGCAGGCGGTTCGCCATCGCCGGCGTTCGGATCGGCAAGTCGAATCGCATCGACCGGCCCATGCCGGAGCACATTGCCGCCGAAGTCGAGGACGAGACACTCCGACTTCTCCGGATGCGGCCTGAAGCCACGGCCGACCATCTGGTAGTAGAGCCCAGGGCTCAGCGTCGGCCGCAGCATCACGACGCAATCGACATTCGGCGCGTCGAAGCCGGTGGTCAGCACATTCACATTCGCGAGGAACTTGAGGTCGCCCGACTTGAAGCGGGCGATCAGCGCGTCGCGATCCTTGGTCGGCGTGTTGCCATCGAGGAATCCGCACTCGACTCCGTGTCGAGCTCGCAGGACAGCGGCGACATGCTCGCCGTGACGGACGCCGGAGCAGAAAATCAGGACGGAGAAGCGATCGGCGGTCGAGGCGATGATGTCGGCGCAGGCCGCTTCGACGAGCGCATCCTTGTCCATCAGGTCCTCGAGCTCGCCCGCGACGAACTCGCCACCGCGCACATGCAGCTCGCTCGTGTCGGCGACCGCCTTGCCTGCACGGCTCCGCAGCGGACAGAGGAAGCCCTGCGTGATCAGTTCGCGCACGCCTGCTTCGAAGCACACTTCGTTCAGCACATGCTCCGGTGCAGGGCCGCAGATCATGCCCGTCTTCATCCGGTACGGCGTGGCGGTGAGGCCGATGACGCGCTGGTGTTCGCAGAGATCGCGAGCGTCCGCCAGGAAGCGGCGATACATGCCTTCGCCATCCGGCGGAATGAGGTGCGCCTCGTCAACGATGACGAGATCAAGCGGACCGAGGTCATGAGCACGCTGGTAGACGGACTGGATGCCCGCGATCGTGATCGCGTACCCGAGATCGCGCCGACCGAGTCCGGCCGAGTAGACGCCGATCGGAAGATCGGGCGCCACGAGTCGCAGCTTGCTTGCCGCCTGGTCGAGCAGCTCTCGAACATGCGCAAGGACGACGACGCGTCCGTTCCACTTGGTGACGGCATCGCGGCAGATCTCGGCGATTACATGCGTCTTGCCGGAGCCTGTCGGCAGGACGATCGCCGGATTCGTGGTGCTGGCCGCGATGTGGTTCCACACCGCGTCGACAGCCTCGCGCTGATAGGGCCGGAGCTCCATTCAGTAGGTCTCCACGATGTCGATGGTGCAGGAGCCGCGCGGAACGACGGCGCCGCGATCGATGGTGAGATGGTCGATCTGCGAGTCGTCCTCGTAGACGCCCGCGTACTCGAGCGCATCGAGCAGGCCCTTCATCGAGTTGTCGATGTCGCGGCGCCTGCGATCAGGTGGATGAAGCGTGACGACCATGTCGAGGCGACCTCGGAAGGTGGATGTGTCAGGGCTCAGCCGCACTGCCGCGAGGAGGGCGCGCACGCGTTCGCGATAGCGCCTCCCCTCGCGGCTCACCAGCACGCGGGGTCCAACGTGCCGCCAGTAGCGATTGACAGACGGCGGAAATGGAAGGGTGAGCGCGCGTCGTCTCATCGCTTCCACGGCGGCGTCGAACTCGCAAGCGCGGGCTGTCGCGGCCCGGAAGTCGGTGCAGGAACGGTGGCGGGAGCGCCTCCAGTGCCGGGCGTGGGCCGTTTCGCGTAGCCCTTGATGACGTTCGTGAACTCGCCGCTGTCATCGCGGCGCTTGAGCCCGACGGTGATCTCGAGCGGGACACCATGCAGCTCGACGGAGTCCCTCGGCTGCATCACGTTCACAGCGCGGCAGATCGCGCTGAGTTCACCGCGAGCGATCTTCACCGCCATCTCGCTGTCGTTCTCGAGGTTGAGTCGCGCCCAGACGAGGCGACCGCGGAAGGGGCCTTCGGTCACCTGCAGCGCAAACTGGAGGTAGCGGCCGGAGCCGGCCTTCGTCGGCTTCATCTCCGACTCGGTGATGACCGCGATGTACTTGCCAGCGGGGATTGGATCAAACTGCGCGGCGGGATCGACTTGGTTGGCATCGAAGTTGTTGAGAGTGGCCATGTGATTCTCCGGTGTGTGTGATTCAGACAGTGGCGGGCGCATCCGAGGCGTGATCGGTGGCGACGCCGTGACGGATCGAATTGATGAGGTCGTTCCACGCGAGAGGTAGGCGCGGCGGGAGCGAGTACCTGTTCTTCGCGGTGATCGTGCTGGTCCCTTCGGTGGTGACCACGCGCGTTCCATCTGCCTCGCGCGATGCGTAGAGCACGCAGTCCGCCCACTCGATGAAGATGGGCGCGATCCACGGCGGAACATCAGGTCCTGCGAGACGAACGTCGAAGCCTTCCGGCGTCGTCATCTTGGTGTTCGTCGCATGCGCGAGCAGCAGGATGGCGATGCCGCGGTCAGTGATCGCATTGAGCAGTGGCAGCAGCTCGCGGCTCACGATGTTCTGCACGATCTCGCGCGCCTTGAAGTAGCCGCCATGAGCACTTGACAGCGTGTTCGTGACTTCACCGCGGCTCTTCTTGTCGAGGTCCATCACGACGAACTCGGCAATGCGCATCACGAGCCAGTCCAAGGTGTCGATCGCGATGACCTGGAGTCCCTCGGGTGGCGCACTCTCGATCTCGCTGAGCCAAGCGAATGCCTCGGGCCAACTCTTGATGAACGGTGTGCGCGTCAGGCCGGGAATCGCGCCGGCGCCGTTCTCGCAGTCGATGAGGAGCGCGTCGGCATCGCGGGCGAGCGTGGTCTTGCCCACCCCGGCGCTGCCGTAGCAGATGATCTTGGGCGGCGCCGGAGTCGTGGTCGTGATCAGGGTGTCGAGTAGTGGCATGGATGCTCCGTGTTGGTGCTGATGCGTGGATCGACGCGCATGAACGGCACCGACCTCTACATCTGCAGGTCCTGCGGAACCGTCGCGTCGAACATCTCAAAGTGAGGGGTCGAGCCCAGCGGTCGTGAGCGATCGCCGCATGGCAGCAAGATCGCGATGCACAGTGCTCCGATGCTGGCCCTTCTCAGCGGCGATCTCGGAGACGCGGAGCGTCTTCAATGCCTCGGCGAGGAACTGCTGCCTGCGGCTGAGACGGGAGAGACTCGCGCGGAGGTCAAGCGCGAGATCGCGGGCGCTTGGTTCCGTCCATCGCGGTGCATGGAGCTGGTGACAGCGCCCATTCCGCTGAAGATCGCTCAGCAGGAGCGGCGATCGCGCTGGGTTCCGCCGAGCGTTCCGGATGGTGCGGGCCTCGTGGGCTGCGGCGCGGAGAAGGACGCGGCACGCGAAGGTGTGTTGCTGCGCCTTGGCGGGGTTGTAGCGCGGCGCGGCGCCGGAGAGCGCAGTGAAGAGGCTCTGCGAAAGGTCCTCGCGATCGTGATGCGTCAGGCGGTACGTCTCACCAATCTTGTCGACGAGATAGTCGACGCGATCTTCAACGAACGAGTCGATCAGCTCGCTCGGGTCGATTCCGATGGTTGGAGACGAGTGTTGGTGATTGGTTGATGGGGCGTTGGAGGCGGGAAGGGCGTCGAGAAGGGCAACTGTGTCAGTCATTCGTTGGACCTGTCGTGGGTGACTTGGTCCGCAGGCAGACAGGTCCGGCGATGCCTGCGGTCCGATCAGTGAGTGACGGGTGCCGGCCTGTCTCCCACGACTGACGACATGTCGCTGGACGCTGGGAATCCGAGGCGAAGCGCGGCCGTAAGTCACTGCTGGGGCTGGGCGTAGGCGCGTAGAAAATCCTGCCGCATGCGGCGATCTCTTAGCGACATGTCGCTGATGTCAGTCGGACTCGATGCCGAACGCGACCCGCCAGCCCTGAAGCGTCTCTTCGAAAACGATCGGTTCGCCCGCGATTCCGAAGTACGCGCGCAAAGTCTTCGCCAATCGACGGCATCGCGCTTGATTGCGCCGCGATGCGCCCCGACTGGTCCAGGTCAGTTCGCCGTGATTGAGGGCGAAGGTTCGCAAGAGCTCCCACTGAAGGTTCGGCTGCTTGCGTCTCTTGTCAGCGAATCCCATCTCGAGGTAAGTGCACCGCTGAGTGACCGATCCGACTTTGATGGAGACGGTCTCGCCATCGAAGAATTTCATCCGCACATCGCGCCAGGTTGATCGCGGCGGGGTCGGGAAGCGGGCGACTGAGGCATGCTGATCTCGGGACACGATCGCCGGTGGCGTCACGAGAGACGCGAGCGGCGCGACGGCGCAAAGCGCAGCATCGCGGATATCGAACAATTGTCCGACCGCGATGAGGTGCGAGCCCTTCACCTTCAGCAATGATCGGAGCGGCTCAGTCCAGAGTCGAGCCGTCGGAGTAATCAATACAACCTGGCCGACCTCGCGCGCCACGCAGCGGCTGGCAAGTGCAACAAGCGCATCGGGGCTCTGAGCGATTCCGAAGAAGACGGGCGTCATGGTGCCGCCGACGCCATGGTGAACGCCGAGACGGATCAGGCCGCGCTCGATCGTCTCCGGCGTGCCTTCAAGATCAAGAACCGTAGCCATGTCGCGGGACAGGTAGTCGAGGTCGAGTTCCTGCACCACGCGGTCCTCGGCGGCGATGGCGACGGTGGCGTCGCGATTGTCGTCCACACCGACAACATCGTCATCGGCATGCGCGATGACCCGCAGGCGCGTGCCGTCGCCGAGTGGAATGGACCGTGCCAGGTCGGCGCGACGGCGCAGCCATCGTCTGATCTCAGGCAGCTTCGCACCAAGCCATCGTCGCCACTCCACATCGACAGCCGAGACGGAGCAGCGATCCTCAAGCAGTTGCCACAATGGCTGCATCGACCACCTCGCGCATGAATCCGTTCGCGACGAAGAAGGCTTCGACGATCGCGCTGTCGCCATCGCGCGTGTAGCGAGCTCGATTACCAGTGTGGAGTGTGACCGAGCGCTCCTTTCCCGAGTCGGCGAACTCAAAGATGAATCGAGCGGACACCAAGTCTGCGCCAGTCGGGATGGACTCTCCAGCTTCTTCAAGCGCAGCGAAGACATCATCAGCGCGAATGATGTCGAACCGTCCCTGCACGCCGCCCTTTGCCAGCTCGAGCATTCCTAGACGGACCGACCGGATTCCGCTGATGCCGCTCCATCGCAGGCTCGATGGACCAGAACGCAGCGGCTGCAGGGAATACCTGCTCTCGTCGGCGAAGAACCCGGGCTGACCGAAGATGCACTCGCCGATCAGACGACGGAGAAAGTCGGGTCCGCCCTTGAGCTGGCTGTTGAGCGAGAGTTCGCATCGAGACCAATTCAAGGTCGCGGAAGCGAACTCAAGTGGACGGAAGTGAACCGTGCTGGGACGACCGTCGAGCATGCGTCCACGCCGCTCGTACGGGCCGCCATGCTGAATCACGAGGCGGAGCTCGTCGGCGTCCTCGAATGGAATCACTGCAGCGCCGTCGCCGCGGCCCTTCGAGCGGTACCAATCGCTCACTCGCTCGCTGATCGTGGCGATCGCGGATGTCAGATCGCTCGGTCGGATGCGACTGGCACCTGACTCCGGAAGATAGGAGTGCCGAGAGCGCCGCCTGAGGATCACATGCTCGGCGTGCTGGCGCCGAAGCAGGTCGGGCGCGAGCAGCCAGACTTCAAGCGCCAGATCGGCTGGCGTGCGATCAGGATCGCCCGTGAGCCCGAGGGCCGCTTTGGCGACCGCGGACTCCAGTCGTGCCATCCCATCCTCTGTAGCCATCTCGTCGATGTGCGTCAGCGCATCAACCAGCTCGAATGGCGTGTCGTCATGCCGAGCAAGGAGCGCCTGTGTCACGGCGCCAACATCTAGCAGCGTGGGGTCGTCGTTCAGCGCGGCACCGTGAGCGGCGAAAAAAGGAGCGTGTGGACGAAGCAGGCGATCACGCCGGGTAGGCTCGAGAGTTCGGAGGACCGATGGGTTGGTGACGCGCGTGAGATACCTGGATCGGTTCATTGGATTGCTCCTGCTTCCATGCGGAAGCGCCGGGGTGCGGGTTGTTCGAAGGAGTCCCGAGAATAGCACCTCGTTCGTGCCCTGTACGGGGCGCGACATGTTGTCGACATGTCGTGAGGAAAGCACTGCAATAGAACGAGTTAGAACCGACGAAAGTGGCTAGCCATTGGCTTGCCAGTGACAAGCACAAAAGTCGTCCCGGACCCCATTGCAACAGTCAAACTTCCGTCGGTCCGAGTCGCGCCGTGAGCCTGCACCACAGAGCGCGCTGCGCGCTCCACTCGGTCTCACCTACAACCGCCCGCAAGTGCGTCTCGACGATCGGATCGCGCCCTTGCATCGTCGGCGGCAGTTCGAGAATCGCCAGCTGAATGTCAGGCGCAAGCAGCAGCAGATTCATGATCTGCGTCAGTCGGGCGCGCGTGACATGACCGACCTGTGACGCCGCAGTTTGATCAGGAATCACGCCCGAGGCGATCAGTCCATCGATCTTGATGGCAAGCGCCATCAAGCGTGCGACGCGTGGCACGCGCCGTTCATCGGTGACCGCGGCAAGCGGCTGTGGTCCCGCGACGATCTCGCGGCAGCGGCGCGTGCGCTTCACAAAGTGGATCTCCTTGGTCACCGTCATGCCGCGCATGTCGCCTCCTTGAGAGCCGTGTCGTCCTGCGCATGGAAGGTCACGCTGATCGTTTCGCCTTGCGCGTCGTACTCGACGCGCTGAACGAGCAAGTGCACCAGACGCTCACGCTCGAGCGGGGCGAGCGCGTTCCACATCGGATCGAACGCCTCGAGCGCGCCAGCCAACTCGTCCTCATCGAGCAAGCGCTCGCGCATCGCCGTCGCTCTGGCGTCGAGGCGGCGCGCATCGGCGGTCAGCACGCGGATCTCCTCTCGCAGGCCACTCGCCCGCGCGGTCGAACCGTTCTGCGCATGGCCCGAATCAACCAGGTCACGCAGTTCATCGCGTGCGGCGAGGTGGCGCTCAGAGATGCGTCCGTGCTCGGCCTCGAACTCGGCGACACGCTGCCGCAGTTGCATCTGCGCGCCACGAACCGCCTCTGCAATCAAGGCATCGTCGCGGCCCAGAGATCGAATCTGGTCCACCACGAATCGCTCCAGTTCCTGAGCCGGTAGCGATGGGGCAGGGCATTCGCTCCAGCCGCGCTTCTGGGCGTGCGTGCAGACGTAGTAGCGGTAGCGCTTTTCGGCGCCGTTCTTCTGGCGGTCGCTCGCGTAGTGATGGATCATCGCGCAACCGCACGCCTTGCAGCGGACGAGTCCCTTGAGCAGTGCACAGTGCTTGTTGCCGCTGCCGCGACCATCGCCGCTTCGGTTCGACTTCAGCAGCTGCGACACCTGCTCGAACAGGTTCTGCTCGACGATCGCGTCATGCAGTCCGTCGTAGACATCGTCCTTGTGCTTCACCTTGCCGAGGTATGCAACGTTCGTGAGCAGAGCGAGGAGCTGTGGTGGTTCGAAGCCTCCTCCACCCTTCGAAGCGCCCGCCTTGGTCGTCCACGCCTTGTTCTTCCAGCCCATCTCGTCGAGCCGTCGCATCGTCTTGAGCACGGAGCCGCACTCGAGGTACAGCTCGTAGATGCGCCGCACGCGATCGGCCTCGGATGCATTGACGACGAGGCGATTGCCGCCAGGCAGCCGATCGATGTCGTAGCCGAGGATCGGGCGCCCGCCGCTCCACATGCCCTTGCGCTTCGTCGCAGCGATCTTGTCGCGCGTTCGCTCGGAGATGATCTCGCGCTCGAACTGTGCGAACGAGAGCAGGATGTTCAGCGTGAGCCGACCCATCGAGTGGGTCGTGTTGAATTGCTGGGTGACGGAGACGAACGAGACGCCATGCCGTTCGAACTTCTCCATCATGCGCGCGAAGTCGAGAAGCGATCGGCTGAGACGATCGACCTTGTAGACGACCACGCAGTCGATCAGCCCGGCGTCAATGTCGGCGAGCAAGCGCTGGACCGCGGGCCGATCGATGTTGCCGCCGGTGAACCCGCCATCGTCATAGCGCGTGGGCAGGCACAGCCAGCCCTCGGCGCGCTGGCTTGCGATGAAGGACTCGGCCGCCTCGCGCTGAGCGTCGAGTGAGTTGAAGTCCTGGTCGAGGCCTTCTTCGCTCGACTTGCGCGTGTAGATCGCGCAGCGCACGGTCTTCGCGGGCGTTGCGTCGGTGGGCCGCTTGCTCATGCGTGCGCGCCTTCCTTCGCCTTGGTGAGCCCGAAGAAGAGCAGGCCGTTCCAGTGCGACCCGGTGATCGCGTGCGCCACGGCGCTGAGCGAGCGGTAGACCTCGCCCTCGTACTCGAAGCCGTTCGGCAAGACGGTGACCTTGAAGTCGCGACCCTTGAAGCGGCGCGTGAGCAACGCCCCGGGCGGCGGCACGCGACCGTCGCGCTGGACGGCAAGGGGAGCAGTGGCGACGGCGCCGGCGCGAAGCGTTGGTGGTGGCACCGGTGGTGGTCGAAGGCGGAGGTCGGCGTCTCGGGCCAAGTCGCGGGCCAGCGCTCGCGAACGCTCGATTGCGCGGGCGGCGAGATCGCCCTCGGCGAGCGCTTGGATGCGCCACGCCACGCGGCGGAAGAGCCACTGCTTGTTGCCCGATCGGGCGGGCTCTCCGAAGACCTCGGCATAGCGCTTCTGGAGCTGCCCGACGGTCATGCGCTCGAGGGCGGCGATCTGCTTGGGGACGGTCTCGGTCGAGGTCTCGATCATGCCTGCTCTCCGGCCTTGGACGCGCGCCCGGCGCGGGCGGTTGGTCCAGCCAGTGGCACACTGAGCCTCAATCCCGACGAGAGTGCAAGTCCGTCAACGGCAGGATCTTCGGGATCTCTTGACGGGTCCGTCCGGGCGACGATGGCCCGCGCGATTCCGCTCGCAATGATCTCCGCGAGTTCGCTCCGCCGCTGACGAGCCGACATGGTGATCGCGCGCGATGTCCTTGGCCGCGCGGGGCCACTGCTTCCGTGCATTGGGATGTCCTTCCGCTCCCGCTGTCAACGGGCGGGTGGCATCCCTCTACATCTGCAGCTGGGATGAAGTCGTCGCGGCCCTTACCAGAGATCAGTGAACACGGGTGCCGCGAGCGACTCAGTGGCGAGCTGAAGCACCAGCTTCGGCGCGCCGCGTAGTGAGCTCTCGATGGTCAAACCCTCTTGCTACGGCCGAAACTCTGCGATGCGGCCGAGCGCGAGTACTTGACCTCGACGCTCGTGGTGGGGATGCTCCTGTGGCCGCGCTTGCCTGCTCCAGCCGAGAGCGAACATGAAAGGACAGATGGATGTTCGTGCTGGCGGAAATCAGTGACAAGATCCCCAGCAACCTGTCAACGCTGCTCGTCAGCGTGATCCTCACCGCGGTGGCGCTTGGTTTGGCTCGGCTTCGTTGGTGGATCGCTCTGCTTGCCGTGCCGATCTTCCTATTCTGGAATTGGGTTCAATACTCCGACCTACAGGAGTCGGGTTTTGGCCCCCGAATCTGGAAGGAAATGGGGACCGCATACGTCGTGGGGCAGTTCGTCGCCATCAATGCGCCGGCTGCGGTCGGAGCATGGATTGTGTCTCGATGTCAGTGCGCGAAGCAACAGCGGCGGCGGCAAACAGAGGGCCTGTGCCCGCGATGCGCGTATCCAGTTGCAGCCGAGCAATGCCCGGAGTGCGGCGCGTCAGTTCGGCATCCACGGACTGGTTGAGCCCGGCCCCATCCACGGGTCATACCGCTTCTGGATGATGCTCTTGGAGTTCGCGCCGAACTTCACGCTGACCTTGATGCAACATGCCGCGCCGGTCCGATTCCGGATCTCGTCCATGAAAGCGTGCATCGCCTTGTCGTTGTCCAT